TCGTGATTAATTTTCAGTAAACCAAAACAGGGGGAGAGAAAATGGCAACTAAAAGTAAAGCGCAGAGGGCTTTAGACAGGAAAAAAAGAGAAGCCGCGGCCGCTAAAAGACGAGCGAACTATTCCCGTAGTCAGAAGGTTGGAGCCGGTGCGGTAAATACGCAGAGAAAAAAACGGCAGATGTTGAAAGAAGCGGGAAATTGGGGAAGAGCCAAGCCAAAGAAAAAAAAATGACAAACAAGCCAATAATAAGAGAAGTAATCGAGATAGGCATATTACTGATTGTTTTTATAATAGTCTATTTCTCATTACCTCCGGGATAGTAATTAAAATGTCAAACGACGAAACAGCTCGATATACTTGGAATGAACTCGCCAAGTTCTTTAACTTCTCTATTGCTAAAGCCAAGCGTCTTAGACCGGAGCTCGAAGAAGCCGGAGTGATTTTTAAAACAGTAATAGGATGTCCAGGACGAGAGGTAATGGGATTCTTTCCATCACTAATAAAAGCCTGGGTTGTTCAGAAGGCAGCCAAAGGCGAAAGGATATAAAAGATACAACTTGGTGAATTGATATGGTGAAATCATGCCTATAACCTCAGAAGAAACATTACAACATCTTCTCCATCCAACCCGAAAAGCCATGGATGATAATGGCGTGACTGTTGATCATCTAATAAAGAAGGGGAAGAAGCTGCTGGAAGCTGAAAAGGTAACGTATCAAAAGGTTAAAGGCGAACCCGAAGAGGCAATAGATAGTAAAATAGTTGCAAAGACCGACTCAGAGACCGTTGTAGCCATTAACTCTGCCGATTTAGCCATACAACAGAAGCAAGAAGATATGTTTTTCCGGCTTGGCGGCCATTATCCTAACGAAAAGGTGGATCACACCGTAAATGTAGGCCCTGAGTTAAGCGAGGATGAAGCGAAACTGGCAAAGGAAGCAGTTGAGTATGTCTTAAAGCAGTCACTTGCGGGGAAAAAGGGTGGAAAATAATAGGCAAAAGTTTAATGTAATGAAACAAAATGCTCAAATAATGCGGTTTAAGACTTAAAAACACTTAAAAAGGTTTCTTAATATGCAACAAGCGAACGTCGAAATAACTCCAGAAATAATGGCTGCAGCCGATGCTTGGTATTGGGCACACTCGGCCAAGCTGAATATTCTGGGTGGGACGTTCCAGACCAAAGGATATGAGTATTTGGTTGAGCCGTTAAGATCCGGTGCGCGCCGGATATGCGAAAAGAAAGCCACTCAAATGGGATATACGCAAATTAATATCCTCCGGGCTCTTCATAAATGCAAATACAACATATACAAACAGGGAGTCCTTTACCTCTTTCCAACGCGGGGGGACGTAACGGACTTCTCAAATTCAAGGTTCAAACCGATGATCGGTGAGAACACAAAAGAGATCGGCAAGTTTATTAAAGATACAGACCAGGCAAATCTGAAACGAATTGGAAATGCCTTTTTGTTTTTCAGGGGCGCGAAGATGGCAACCAAAACGGAAGCCGGCACGAAAGACGCTCACCAGTTAAAGGGTATTCCGGTTGATGAATGTATCTTTGACGAGTTTGACGAAATGCCTGCAAAAGCCGAAGAGCTTGCTTTGTCCCGAATGGAAAACAGCCCCCACAAAAACGAAGCCTACCTGGCTAATCCGACTCTTCCAGATTGGGGTATTGACCGGAAGTATGCCGGCTCTGACCAGCGAGTATGGATGATCAAGTGTCAGAAGTGCGGCAGATATACCTGCCTGGAACTGGAATTCCCCAATTGTCTTGAAAGATTATCAAACGGGAAAGTCATCAGACTGTGTGCAAAGTGTCGGGACCGTGAAATATATCCTCGTGACGGCCGCTGGGTGCCTCAATATCCAGACAAAACAAAAGATATGGCCGGTTATTGGTCTTCTCATCTAATGAGCGTCAGAACCGATATGGCCGAGCTCCTTGACGCATATGAAAACCCACGCACAGACGTTACCCTATTCCACAACCTCAGACTTGGTATGGCTCACGTTGACGCTGAAAACCGCTTAACAGCCAACCAGGTTCTATCAAGATGTTCAACCGACGTCATGGCAGTACGAGACAACGGTCCGTGCGCCATGGGCGTTGATGTTGGCAAGGATCTACACGTTACCATCGGGAAGGTTCCGTATCCTGGAGGCATTAAGCTTATAAAGGCGGCGAGAGTTTCAACCTTTACAGACGTTCACGACCTTGCGAAGCGCTTCAACGTTGTCTCGGCTGTGTTTGATTTATACCCGGAAACAAGGAAGGTCCGGGAATTCAGGGCTGTTGCTGACTTTGAAGTGTTCGGGTGCGACTACCAGGAAACTCAAAAGGGCGCATTTGCCTGGAACGAGCAGAGCGGCGTTGTAACCGTCAACCGCACAGAGATATGCGATGCTACTCATAATCTGGTGGCAACTAAAGACCTGCAGGATATGGGCGCTTCATCCGGCAAAATAGAGCTGCCCAGGGAAGACGAAGAAATTAGAATATACGCAAAGGAAATGTGCAACACGGCCAAGGTGCTGAAAGAGGACGAGGAAACGGGTAAAAAGGTATACCGATACAAGGGGAAACTGGGCGGCCCGGACGATTACCGCCACTCAACCAACTATCTATACCTGGCTTGTGAACGCATCAAGTCGGTTGCAAGCGTCCCCGTTCCGGCAAAAGTACCACAGGCAGATTATAAATATGACTAAAAAAGAATACGAGGACCCCAAACTATGATGCTACCAGACTCACAACAGGATACAGGCGGTCTTTCTTCGCGATTTTCTAAGGGTGGCGTAAACGGCGAAGGTATGATGCGTTTCACCGGGAACGAGGAGATCAACAGCCAGCGGGAAGAGGACACCAGCGCTGCCAGGGAAGCCCAAAGCCAGCCGATTATTCTCAACCTGGCCGGTGAAATCAGAACGAAGTGGGGAGTCGCAAGGGATTCCAAGCAGGATATTCAAACCCGGATGGAAAACAACTTAAGGCAGAGGAAAGGCGAGTATGAGCCGAACGATCTTTCAAGAATTCAAGAACAGGGCGGATCAGAGGTTTATATTAACATTACTAACGTGAAGTGCAGAGCTGCCGAATCGTGGGTATACGACCTGCTCCTGCCTCCGGGTGAAAGACCCTGGGCGGTAAAACCCACTCCGATGGCGGAGCTTCCCCCAGGCGTTGAAGACGAAATCAAAATGGGCCTTTTGAGTCAAATCCAAGAGGCTATGCAAATGAATATGCAGGCCGGGATTCCTGTCGATGAAGCAGAGTTGAAAGACAATATTGAGCAGCTTAAAAAAGAAGTCCTGCAGGAAGTTAAAGCGAAAGCCAGGAAAGAAGCTGAACTCATGGAAGAAGAGATTGACGACGATCTTGTCGAGGGTGGATGGTATCAAGCTTTAAGAGAGTGTGTGCCTGATATTATAACCCTGCCGGCAGGAATCATCGAGGGGCCTATTGTCCAGAAGAAGAAAAAGCTGTCATGGGCCCAATATCCGGACGGCACACCCATGGCGCAGACTACCGAGGAACCACAGCGCACATATAAAAGAGTCAGCCCGTTTGATATCTACCCGTCTCCGGGATCAAAATCAATAAATGACGGGTATTTGTGTCACCATATCCGCTTTGAACGCAAAGACCTTAACAACTTAATCGGTGTTGAAGGGTTCGACGAGAACGCGATCCGGTTAGTGTTGCAGCAATACGGGCAGGGCGGATTAAGAGAATGGATGACAAACGATATATCCAGAACTGCTATTGAGAACAGGCCTCCCGAATTCAGCCGCAATGCCGAAACCTCTATTGATTGTATCAAATTTATGGGCCCGGTTCAGGGGATACAGTTATTAAGATGGGGTATGTCAGCCGAGCAAGTCCCGGACTCCCTGCTTGATTATGAAGTGACGGCATACCTAATCGGTCAGTACATTATCGGAGCAGCCCTTAACAAGCATCCACTGGGCCGTCGGAACTACTTTGCAGCCAGCTTTGAGCAAAGCAATACGTCTATCTGGGGCAAGGGCGTTCCAGAGTTAATGGACGACATTCAGAAGATATGCAACGGGTGCGGGCGGGCGATGGTTAATAATATGAGCATGGCGAGTGGACCGCAAGTAACTATTTTAACTAACCTTTTAGCCGAGGGTGAAACCATGACCAGCCTTATACCATGGAAAATATGGCGCATGGTTCAAAAGGGCGACAGCCTGGGGAGAAGGCCCCCGGTAGAGTTCTTTCAGCCACAATCGATCGTCGATCAATTACTGAAGGTTTACGAGCACTTTTTTCAGCAAGCTTCAGAAGTCACTGGGATACCTTCCTATGTTTATGGTGGCTCAGATATTGGAGGCGCAGGCAATACAGCTAGCGGGTTGTCAATGTTAATGAACGCTGCAAGCAAGGGCCTGAAAACAGTGGCAAGCCATATAGACGTTGGGATTATAAAACCGTCAATCGAAGAAACGTGGTTACACATTATGATTTACGAACCGGAAAAGGCAAGGGGCGATATTTCTATCAGGGCCAGAGCGTCTGAATACCTGATTATGATGGAACAGTTACAGATCAGGCGCATGGAATTCCTGAACGCAACCAACAATCCTACAGACATGGAGATCGTGGGTACTCGCGGCAGGACGGCAGTGTTAAAGGAAACTGTCAGAGCCTTAAAGATGCCTGTTGACGATGTCATCCCGGACCCTGACAGTATCGCAAACCAAAAAGCGGAAACCCAGCAAATACAAATGATGATCACCAATATCGCAACGGCTATCGGGGCAGACCCTCAGCAGCTTATGCAAATAGCAGTGGGGCAGCCACAGCAAGGGCAGCCTCAGCCGGGGCAACAGCAGATAGCCCAAGGCGCTCAACCTGGACAATCGCAGGGATTAGCACCATCAGGTGACAGGACCGGCGGACAGGACTTTAGTTTAGCAGCATAAACCATAGGAGACTTGATGAGCGACAACAGGACCTTAGACGAGGTAAAAGCCGACGATATTGACCAGTTGAACCAGGCGCACAAACAATCGGAGCGCTACGAGTTCTTTGACAGAAAGCAAGCTTATAGTTTCCAAGGCGTATGCGTCCACGCAGCACTTAAAAACCTGGGTGTCCTCTTCCCGCTGGCTGGCGTGGGAATCACAAGGAACATTAACACCCGGTTTGTCGATAAGCAGCTCAAGGATAAGGGTATTGTCTGCGAACAGCGCAGGTATCACGACGAAGACGATGTTTGGCGGACAGGCTTATACGTTTATAAAGAGGACGGGGAGTTGGCGTTCTTCATATCGAACGTTAAGGGTAACAACCCCAGCCCGTTTTCTATAAACCGGGTTCAGAAATGGGCCGTTTTGACAAACGTTCAGGTAAGCGGCGGTAAAAGAGCCATTAGTTTACCAGGGATACCGATACTCGGTGGGTCGAAAGGCAATAGAAATGCTTGAATCACCGCAAGATCCAAGGGAAAAGAGACGCTTTTATCAGGCTTTATTCAGTCTTTCAGCAGAGCACGGCGGGGATTTTGATATTATTAGACAGCATCTTGTAGCCGAAGCCAAGAAGTTAGAAAGCGTAAGCCGTATTGCAAGGGATAATACAGAATTCAGGTGGAACCAGGGAGCCTTACAGCTTCTTGCAGATTTGGAAGAGATGATTCAAAGCGCAAGGTATACGTTAGATAAGCTTGAAGCATACTAAAATATTTAGCCGCAACTCGGATTGGCCGGGTTCCGACTGTTTAACGACAGCAGCTATATAGGAGGATTAATTATGAGTTGGAGAGAAAGCGTATCGTTTGGAACGGTGAAAGTTAAGAAATCGTTAATTCTGGATGGGGGATCGCTCGTGGGTTTGCTCGGAACAAACGGGAACGAGTACTGGGTCGATTCCGGGGTTGGCACCGACGGTTTGGGCCGAGGCGGACAGAAAACGTCTCCGGTCGCAACCTTTGATTATGCCATGGGACTTTGCACGGCTGACCAGGGTGACGTTATTCACTTAATGGAAGGCCATACTGAAACACTAGCAACGGCCAGCGCTGTTACTTGGGATGTTGACGGCGTAACGGTCGTCGTTCACGGCGAAGGAGATTCAAGGCCGACCTTTACGTTTTCTGCGACAGACTCCACCATTGTCATATCCGGAAACTCAGCGAAAACAATCGGGAAAATGATTCTTACCCCGTCTATTGATAAAGTCGTGAGCCCTGTCGTTATATCAGGGACCGATGTTGATGTTGAATTTGAATCACGGGACGCAAGCGCTACGGTGGAATTTATCGGGATTGTGCTGACAACCACGGCGGCTCATAAACTATCAGTGGACTTGAAACATATCGGACTTGCTGCAGGAGACGAAGGAGTCACCGCCATCGAACTTATCGGGGTTGAAGACGCCAGGATCAACGTGGACTATTACGGGATATCATCTACGTCTATCGTTGAGTTCACTGGCACAGCCTGTAACGATATCCTGGTGACGGGCACGTTCAACAACATTGGCACCACGGATCTTTCACAGAACGTTATCGATACGGCAACAGGGTCTACCTGGGCAGTGGATGGGTTCGATGCGGCTGCCGGGGCTGCCTTTTCAGGTGGGAACGGTAACGCGATTGCTGCGGGCGATCTCTCCGTTATAGCATCTCAGGTTGCAAAGCTGGATGTGATAAAGGGCACGAAGGTATCAAAAACCGCTTCAGATTGTCTTAACGGAACCCAAGTCGCAATATTCACCGTTGCGACCGGAAGGGTTCTTGTCGTGGGCCTGGTCGGTGAACTATCGGTTCAGGCTGCCGACGCTCATGCAAGCAATATGTCTTTTGTATCCAACCCCACCGTGGGAACAGATATGGCTATGTGCACCGTTTTGGATATCGACGCTGACGAGACTGGTTCTTTATATTCCATTACCGGGACTGTCGGGGACGCACTAACCGGGGGCAGCGGCGGTGGAGCAACGTTTATGGACAGGGGAATTATCGTGCCGGAAGGAACCGTGGACGTGCTTACTTCCGCCGATTCTGGAAACGATGGCGCAGTGTGTGCTTTTGATATCTGGTACATACCCCTTGATACAGGGGCCACAGTAGTCGCAGCTTAGAAAGTGAGGTAATATGCAAGCACAGGCCATTAAGATACCGGACAGCGGAACGCCGCGTATACAGCAAATTGATAAAGCAAAACAAGACCTTATGGAAAACTTTAACAGTATTAAAAGGGACTGTAAGCTTTATGAGTTTGGTGTTCCGGCCAACGCACACAGATTCCAGGAGTTAGCGATTCAAAAAGCGATGAAAATGCTGGGCGTTACCCGGACGGGATCTTATCAACAGCCCTTGGTTGGTGATAAAGTCCTGGCGGAACATGGTATTACCATGCACGTTAATAGCGACCCCTACCAGGATGACTGGCAGCGGGGAGCTTATATCTTTAAAGATGACGAGATCGTTTATTTTGTATCCATTATAAGCGAAAAGGTTGTCGGACCCTTTGATATTAATAGAAAGAAACTGTGGGCCGTTTTAACCAACGTTCCACTGTCTTAGCCGTAGTCTGGATTGGCCGGGCTCCGACTATGTTATTACATAGGTCAGCTAAAGAAAGGAGAAAATTATGTCTTTCAGAAACAACATGAGTGTAGGGAACTTGAAGGTCCTGAAATCACTTGACATCAGGGGCGCAATTATTGGCCCGCAGGCGTGGGGTGGGTTTGGAGATCATTATTTCCTCGACGACGACACTGGAACCGATGGGGTAGGACGGGGCGGGTCTCAGACAAGCCCGTTTGCAACCCTTGATTACGCGCAGTCACAGATGACGGCAAGCAACGACGATACTTTGCATATTCTGCCGTACCACGAAGAGACTGTTACGGGGGCCGGAGGCATTACCCTTGACGTTGCGGGGATTACTATCCAGGGGTACGGTCATTACGACAAGAGACCGAAGTTTTTACTGGACGGTGCGGCAGCCAGCATGCTGGTTACAGCGGCAGACGTTACTGTAGATAACTGCGTTTTTAATTCAGGGCATGCAGACCTGGCTTATATGGCTCTTGTTACCGGCAAGGGGTTCTGTTTTTCAAACAATTATGTTGGGGAAAACGTTGCCACGGAAAACTTTGTAATCGCCATTTCAGCGGGTGCAGCCGACAACGATATGGACGGTTTGCAGGTTATCGGGAATGATTTTGTCGGCGTAGACACAGCGGCTTCCGGGTGTATTGTTGTAAACAAGAACAATCTTGATATTAAGATTATCGGGAATAATATACTGGGCAACTTTGCAGCGACACCATACGCACCTATTCTCATCCCAGACCACGAAATTCCTTTGAACCTTGAGATTGCTCACAACATAATCCACAACCAGCACAACGACCATGCTGTTGTCGGTGTTTCTGTGCTTGAGGCTGTCGGAACCGGGTCAATCCATCATAACTATGTTTATACCTTGGATACTGCCGGTATGACACCATTCTTGACAGGTGCGACAGGAATAGTTTGTTTTGAGAACTATTACACAACTGTCGCTACTTCTTCCGGGAAACTGTACCCGACTGCTCTTGTATAATGAGGAATTTAACAGGTAAAAAGGAAACTTAAAAGATGGCTAAACAACTAATAAGCGAAGATAGAAAATGGATGTGCCTGTCTTCTGACCCTTTAGAGACAGATAATGTCGGCGAGGGTTCTGAAATACACATAGTTGATACCGGAGAAGAATATATTTTTTTCGACGGCACTTGGGTCCCGGATCTCAGGCTCATTAATGCTATTAAAGCCGCAAACATTTAAACTTTAGATCGAAACAGGAGGATATACTATGTTTGGGAAAACAACTGGAGGGGTTGCCAAGACTCCACTAATTGACGCAGATAGAAAGCTTGTGGTTTCGGCTGGACTGGAAACGGCGGCCATTGATGGTCGCCTGTTCACCGCGTGCAGTGCGACTAAGGTTGCCACGACTGCTGGTGTCACCGCTGCATGGACGGGGTTGTGTCTATCAAACCTTGATGACTCTGGTAAAAACGTAATTATCCATGAATTCGGATGGGGCCTTATGATTGCCGCGAACACTGCCGGCAACATAGGATTGCAGACAGCCTCTATTGCTACCCCGGCTTCCGCGATTACGACCCACAACTGTCTTGACGGGCAAGCTGCCTCTGCTGCTGTTTATGCGGATGACGGTGCAACACTCGTTACGCCTCTACAGGTCAGAACATTTGGTGAGTACGGAACTGAAGGCACAGACACAAACTTCTTTAATCACGGCCCGCATATCGTTCAACTGGACGGCAATCTTGTTCTTCCGCCCGGCAGAACTGTTGCGACATATACTACGCTTGCCACTGTAGCCTGTTTTCAGTTTTATTTTCTGTGGGAAGAGGTCAGCGTATAACCACAAGTCAAATAGAAAAGGAAAAATACAATGTTTGGAAAAACAAGCGCAGGAGTCGGACAGGCTCCATTGGTTGACGTAGACAGGAAACTTGTAGTTTCACAAGGCATTGAAACAGCGGTCATTGACGGGAGAATGTTCTCGGCTTGCAATTCGACTAAGGTTGCCACGACTTCTGGTGTCACCGCTACATGGACAGGGCTTTGTATATCAAATCTAACCGGTTCAGGAAAAAACGTAATTGTGCATGAGTTTGGGTGGGGTCTTATGATTGCATCTGATGCTGCCGGTAACGTAGGGTTACAAACAGCTTCTATAGCAGCCCCGGCCTCTGCCGTAACGTGCCACAACTGTCTTGACGGAAAGGCTGTGTCCTCTGCTGTTTATGCAGACGATGGCGCGACTCTCGTTACACCGTTGCAAGTCAGATCGTTCGGTGAGTATGGAACTGAAGATACCGCAACAGGCTTTTTTAATCATGGGCCACACATCGTTAAGTTGAGGAATCTTGTACTTCCGCCCGGTAGAACCGTAGCAAGTTACACCACCCTTGCCACAACGGCGTGTTTTCAGTTTCATTTCGTTTGGGAAGAAGTGGACGTATAATGCCCGAACCGATAAGCAATAGATTAATAATCGAGGCTCTTATACGGGGCCTCGGATTGACCATTAAGCTTTTAAAGAAGGTTCTAAAAGGTGAGAAACTTTGAAATAGCTTAATGAAATAGCGACCTTATGCCTCGGAAACCACGCATAGGGTTTAGCCAACCACGCATTTAATGAGCTCCGTTGGATTGATCACAGTATTGTGAACTATCCATGGGGCTTTTTTTATGACCGATCAGAACACCGCGGCCTTTGGCAGCGGCTCTGACGGTTAAAAACTGATAATTGGAATACCGGGAACGACGCTCTGCAGGGCGCTCCTTCCCGGCTCCAAGAAAGGTTAAAAAAATGGCGTTACCAAAGCAAGTAGAAGAAGCAGGAAACAAAGCGGATGAAGCCGCCGAAAAACTCGACAAAGAGATTAACGGCGAAAAAGAGGTCGCTCCGGTTGAGCCCGAAGCTGAACCTAAACCAGTGGTCGAGATGGTCGTCCCCAAAACATTAGAGGAGGCAAAGAGCCAGTTATCAACCTTGAAAAGCACTGTGGCGCTGATGGAGCATAAATTCAGCGTGTTGCAGGGTAAGTATGACACAGAGGTAAAACCGGCTTCAGAATCATCTCAAAGGGCTGCACAACTTGAAGCAACAAACTCGCTTTTAACAGATCAGCTCCTGGAAGCGAAAGCCAGGCTTGCCGAGCAGCCTGCTGTGAAGCCGGCACCACAGAAACAGACTAAGGTGGATATTAACAGGTACTTTCCACCGGATGTTATCGAAAAGCTTGACGAGGAAGGTGTCAGCAAAGAAACCTTAGATATTATCGTCAACGCTGTAGTGGGCGCTTCCGGCGATCAGACCAGGGCGCAAACGGCAAACCTTGTCGCACCGATTGAACAGGGTATCAAGGAAGTTCAGGAGAATCAGGCAGTCACGGCTCAGCAGAACTTCTGGAACTATATCGACACTCATGTTCCGGATAACGAGTCGGTCAATAAGGACCCCAGGTGGCTTACATGGTTGAACGGAACCATAGTCGGAACAAGCTTTACCAGACGGGACGCTTTGAGAGATTCCGAGAAAAGACTTGCTGCCGAAAAAATCGTTGAGCTGTTTAACGAGTTTAAAGTGTCTGTTGGCCTTCCGGTCGTACAGACTGTTAAGCGAACGATGGAGGACGATATTAGTCCTGTTAATCCGGGCACACCGTCAAGTGAGGGCGGAATCCCGGCTGGCGAAAATTATACAAGGGCGCAGGTGAGTGCGTTTTTTAACGATCGTGCCAAGGGAAGATATAAACACCTTCCCGACGACGGCCAATCAATAGAAGACGACATCACGCGGGCTCATGTTGAAGGAAGAATCTTAAATTAATCCAGGTCGGACGCGAGTAATTGGGGGACGCCGATTCGTCTCCCAGCCTGGTCAGTATCTAATCGGGGAGAACA